ACCGTGCACTTTTTGAGCCGTCCGGCTGAACAGCCGTTTCGACTTTCTGCGAGGTATTTTCCCCCGCTTTTTGAAGTATCGTGCCATGGGACTTTCCTTTCATTTTTCGGAGTGAAGGTGTCACTCCGCACAGTTACATCAAGTAGAGTACTGTGGCGCCGCTCCTATTCGGCCGGCTTTTTGGTTGTGGAAGCCTCAACGGCTTCCTCTAACGGTAGTTTCTCCTTTACGGCCGCTTTTTCGGCCGATTCGGCTTTCTCGGCTAAGCCGAGTTCGACAAGCCGATCTTGTTGATCCGGATCGTCCACTGCTTCAAGCAGTTTACCTGGATCATTGTCGTATTCGCGCCTTACTGGCGCAGGGAGTTCCATGAAGGCCTCTTGGGCCTTATTTATGAGGTCTAGTCCCGTTTTATAGTCAACGGCCTCTGACAGGTCTCTCACTGAGCCCTGAGCCGCATTCACATGCGTCAATAGTCCTGTCTTTATCGCTGCCGGCAGGATCTTATTTATGTCGCAAGCGTCTCTGAAGGACTGCTTCGTCATGCTCGGCTCGCCGCTACAGTCCAACTGAACACGCGGACGCTGCCGACCTTTACGTAGTAGAGATCCTGACGTGCTTTCTTTAAGTCCTTGTTTCGTTGACATATTATCTGCCTCCTTTTCTCATGAATGCTTTGATGACGCCGCCAAGACCCTTGCCGGCCATTAATCCAAGGCCGGCTGCCGAACTGGCAGTCATCGGCGTCATACCGACCATTTCTGCGAAGTTTACATCCTTCTGGATGAGCTTATTTTGCGCGACCACCTGAGTGGTCTCGAAATGTCGTTTCTCGCGGTCTTGGAACGCCAATCGCTCCTGCTCTTTTATTAGGCGTTCACTGGCTTTCATGTTTTTGATATTTTGCTTTAATGCAATTGTCGCTCGAGCACTATTTACAGCCGGTCCGAGTTCCTCGACCGTAGGCGCGTACGCGCCGGCCGGGGCCGAAGCCCCGCCCTGTTTATACGCCAGTATTGGGTTTAGCCCGGCTTGCCGCATATCGGCCATTGCCCGTTGGTAAGCCGTGCTTGACATACGTTCTTGAAACGCATGTTGCTGATCCAGACGTTTCTGGTCAGCTCTATTTTTTGACTTCGCTGAGAAAAAGCTCAGTAGGGCAGAGCCCAGTGATGCGCCGGCGCCGATCGCCGCTGCCGCGCTCATTAGAAGTGATCGATTAGGCCAGGCACACTGTAAGTGGGCATAGGCCGGGCGCAGATAAGTTTGAAGTACGCATCGAACAGAAATTCTGGTTCCGATGGTACAGCGACTATTCTCGAGATTGGCGGTGTATCGAAGATGAATATCGTATTCAGCAGAGGCACTGATGCAAAGTCTTGAGCAAGATGCCATGTGTCCAGAGAAGTCGCGTAGTTTGACCGCATTTGCCCGGTAATTAAAGACGGCTTATACCGATATTCGGCGAAGCGTTCTTGATAGCCAAAGACCAATTGGTCGTTGGCGCTGCCGTCTGCAAAGATTTCTTTGTTCAGGACGGCTTGCTCGCCGATATGGGCCAGTGCTGGCCAGTAAAAATCCCACCGTGTCTGACGGGACCACGATCGATGTAGTCCCTGTTGATAGTTTAGGTCAGCTCGCACGCTCGCTAGACCCAGAATTGTACAGTGTTCGGTGAAGGATTTTGTGAAACCGTGGTTCAGAAAGGCCACGGTTCCTATTGCCGCAAGGTTCCCCTGCGGCGTGTTGAGGTCTGTTTCTGATGTTTGCGCAACCGGATTGATATTCACCATGGTTGACCCGCCACCGAGGTACTCGGGGCGTTGGAGCCTGAAGTCCGGCGATGTCACGCCGAAATGGCTCTTAATGACCTCAACATAACGGGTACCGCCTCGAGCGTCCCGTTCGTATAGTTTTTGAATTTGGAAAGCTTGTCGTAATTGATTGATTGTCGCGGCAGTAGCCGTCGACAGGTCCGCAAAGATTTGCGGTTGACCGCTCGAGCCCACTATGTCGGACTCCGCGTATAGCGTATGACCGGTCTGATCCTCGACGAAGTAATTTGGATAGCTCGTCTGCGGTCCGCTTTCCTTGATTGTAGGTGACGGTCCGGCTGCAGCACTATCAGTTGCCAGCCAGCCGAGACCGGTTATTGGCGCCGTGGTTCCTAAAGGCAGGTCCACTGCGTCGCCTTTTTGCGGCCAAGGCAGGCACGAAGTGAAATAATCGTGCCGCTTGCCGCGTCTTCGAAGGATATAGTTTAACGAGTTGTCCGGACCATCGTCCGTGTCCAATGTACTCGTATTTTGTAGGTTCTGATCTCTAAACCATTCGTTGTAGATCAGATAGTAAGCCCTACCGGGTAAATTATTAACGTTCTCGATGTCCTCCTCCGTCGGACACCCGAGATAGTCGTACAGTGTTGAATTTACAAATCCACCTGCAGGAACGGTTGCCTGCGGCACCAGAAAATCCGTGCTGTCCGCCGGATTTGTTTGCGCGCCGTTGAATTTTTCCCAGTTATCCCATAGCAGCCGATTCGGCACTGCGAAGAAGAATGTCTCCAGGAACAGATTGTCCATGATGGGATGCAGTGGTGTTGCTAGACGGCCAAAGCCCGTCATATTTAGATTGAATGTGTCGCCGGGTAAAGCCTCATCCAAGAATATCGGGATGAGCCACCCGGCGTCGAATGTGGTCTTCAGACCATGCGAGCGATCGAAAGACGATCGCGGTATATCAGCTCGAGGAACCTCGCTGAATTTGTGGCTCATGACTGATGGATTGCTCATGAGCCTTGCCCTTGTTCTTCCACCATCCGCAGCGGGGAATTATCCTTAAATTCTACGCCGACGCCCATGTTCTCCGGAGAGGCGTAAAGCTTGAATTCCGCAGTTGCGTCGTTGAAAGTTCCGAGCTCGAATAGCGTGTACTGTTCGCTATATTTACAGAAATCGTGCTGCGGGTTGTTAACGGCTTCTCCGAAGCCTCTGATTGCCAACCCTTTGGTTGGCAGGACGAAAGGAAGGAGATACGCCTCGGCAGCCGAGTCGTAGACTGAGTATATCCGATGTATCATTTTATTTTCCGATCCTGTTGCGTGGAAGGTTTTTTAATTTTTCCTTCATGATGTGTTCTCTAACGGCTAATCTACTAGATGTATTGTTGTCAAGGTGTTTTTTTGCCTCCTTTATTCGGGTTTTTTGAATTGCCGTGAATTGGTCGGCATTTTCCATTTGGAATTGATTGTCATAGTACCGAGGTACTTTTACCGATTTTCCGTTTATTATTATTTCATCCGACGGGAAGACGTCGGTTTGATATTTTTCGAGCCAGCCATGGCCCAGGCCAGGCTTTTTGCTCATTGAGATGTATTCAGGTTTAAGTTGATTTATTTCGCCCGTTTCTAAGTCGAACCGGTCGTAGTGATCGGCGGCGAGATCGCCGGTTACTTTTTTCATGATATAGCGGGCCACATAGGCCGCGCTTTCGAATGTTACGGTGCCAATAGTGCAGAAGCCTTGGCCCCAGATTTTTTCGAGTATTTTCGATGTGTAGATCCTTTGTCCATTATTTTCCTTCCAGAGCTTTTTATCCGCGAAGTCATAATTGAATAGACACGCGTGGTAATGTGGTCGGCCCAGATTCTCGCCATATTCCCCACAGTGGAAATAGCGTATTTTCCTGCCGCCGGCAGATTTTCTGAGCCGTTTCATGAAAAGCTGCCAATCCCTCAAGTCTATAGACATAGGGATCGGGCGCTTTTCTAATGCTTCTGGAGAGAAGGTTAGGGTGATGAAGCAGTTTTCCTCATAGAGTTGTGCTTCATGTATGCAACGGATTGCCCATTGTCTCGACCGATCGAGCCGGCAACCGATGCACTGCCCACAGGGCAGTTGCTTTGCTTTTTGGAAAGGGAAGGTTGGCCCGTGGAAGGTCATCTTTCCAGACCCGTCCACGGACCGCCATGCTGGGATGGGGTGATAGCATGGCATTATTTAAAGGCGGATGCCTCCGCGCTTCGGTAGCGCACTCATACGGTTTCGACCGTGCACTTTTTGAGCCGTCCGGCTGAACAGCCGTTTCGACTTTCTGCGAGGTATTTTCCCCCGCTTTTTGAAGTATCGTGCCATGGGACTTTCCTTTCATTTTTCGGAGTGAAGGTGTCACTCCGCACAGTTACATCAAGT